CGTCCGGCCTGTTGCCCTTCCGGGTGTAGAGCTCGAATCCGGCCGCCCGGAGCCAAGCCACCGCGACGTCCTCCAGCGCGTGGCCGATGCCGAAGACGCGCAGGATGCGCCCGTCGAAGCCCGCGCCCTCGTCCTTCGGCGCCTGCAGGAACTCGAACTGCAGGGCGCGCTCGCAGGCGTGGCCCAGGCGAGACCCGCCGAGATCGGTGCGCGGCGGGGTGGCCGCATGCCGCTCGACCAGCGCCGCGTCGATCGCCGCGTTGACGTGGGTGGCGGTCTGGCCGCGGCTGTTGAAGTCCAGCATCAGAGGACCGCCTCCCAGACGGGCTCGCCTCGCGCGATCGCCCCCATGGCCTCCTGGAAGCCGCCGACGGCGACCTCGATGATCGTCAGCACCTGCCCCTCGGTCAGGTCCTGGAGGCGGGTGGCCCAGCCGATCTCCCCCATGGTCTCGGCGAGGCGGCGCATCGCGGCCCGGATCGCCGCCTGCTCCTGCTCCGTCAGGTCAACCACGGCGGGCGCCGCCCGCGCCGCGAGGCGCGTCCACAAGCCCTGGCAGGCGGTGCCGCAGAAAGCGGCGGAGGGCCGTGGCGGCACCTTGCCGGTCGGGTCGAACCAGCCGAAGCCGCGTGACGGGCGCGTGCAGACGGCGCAGGGCAGTTCGGGGCAGCGCATGGATGGTCATGCCGCCTGCCGGAGCGCCGGCTTCGCGCTCATCACCAGACGCCGGATGTCGTGCCGGTTGAACTTGAAGGTCAGCAGCGCGGAGGCCTGATAACGGGTCATCCCGAGATCGGCGCGCGCCGCGGGGGATAGGTGGGCGAGCTGGCGGTCGGTGGGCGGCTCGCGCAGCCAGCGCCGGCTCTTGTGGGCGGTCTTGTCCGTCTCGTAGCTGTTCAGCCAGTCATCGGCTGCGGCCAGCGTCACCAGCCGCTCGCCGATCGCCAGTAGCCTCGTCTGCTCGCCCTTGGCGCCGCCGACGACGTGCCAGGCGCCGTCCAGGAAGAAGATGCCGGCCCAGCCGTGGAAGCCGACCGCCAGCAGCGCCGCGTCGTCGCCGAACAGGTCGCACCACTGGAAGGGGGAGCGCTTCAGCAGGTCGAGCTCGCTCATGACGAAGTCGGACAGCGGCGCGGCGCGTTCCCGAGGCGTGAAGGCGTGACCGCAGATCGGGCACTCCATCACGGAGATCGGGATCTCCGCCTCGCATGCCGGGCAGGTCTTGGTCGGCGCCTCGCCCGCGCCGGGCTCGCTGTCGAGATCGACATCCTGTTCCAGGCAGCCGTGCAGCTGCGAAGAGGCCCCGAAGTCGAGCACGACGCAGTCGCGCTTCACAACGCCGGGGAACTCGGCCGGGTCGACCGTGCGGAGGCCGCGCCCGACCATCTGGATCATGGTGGACTTGAAGGAGGACGGGCGGAGGAGGACGACGCAGGAGGTCGGCGGGTGGTCCCATCCCTCTGTCAGCACCGCCACGTTCACCACGACCTGCGCCTCGCCGCTGGCGTAGGCGGCGAGCACCGATCGACGTTCGGCGTCCGGCATGTCGCCGCGGACCACGACCGTCGGCACGCCCGCAGCGTTGAAGGCGCCCGCGACGTGCTCGGCATGGGCCACCGTGGAGCAGAAGACGACGGTCTGCCGGTCGCCGGCCCTCTCGCGCCAGTGGCGGACCACCGCGTCGGTCACCGGCACGGTGTCCATGATGCGGGCGACCTCGCCCATGTCGAAGTCGTCGCCGCTACGGCGCACGCCGCGGAGCTCGTCGGCGACACCGACATCGATGACGAAGGTGCGGGGTGCGACGAGGTGGCCGGAGGAGATCAGCTCGGCGAGGCGGATCTGGTCGGCGACGTTCGAGAAGACGGCGCGCAGCCCCCGCTTGTCGCCGCGGTTCGGCGTCGCGGTGACGCCGTAGATGCGGCAGTCCGGGTTGCGCTGGAGCGCCGATCAATGATCCGCCGGTAGCTGTCCGCGACCGCGTGGTGCGCCTCGTCGATTACCAGCAGGTCCAGCGCCGGCATGGCGTCGAGGTTGGCCAGGCGTGTCAGCGTCGGCACCATGGCGAAGGTCACCTGGCCGGCCCAGGACTTCTCTGAGGCGTCCACGACGGAGGTGGTCACCCCCGGCGCAACGCGGTGGAACTTGCTCCGGTTCTGGGCGGTCAGCTCATCGCGGTGCGCGAGCACAGCCGCCTTGCCGCCGCCACCGAGCCGCTGCGCGACGGTCGCGGAGAGCATGACGGTCTTGCCCGCCCCGGTCGGGGCGACGGCAAGCGTGTCGCCGCGCGCGTCGAGCGCACGCAGACTGCGCTCGACGAACAGCTTCTAACGGGGGCGGAGGATCATCCGGTGCGCGGTCCTCAGCGGGCCCAGCTCGGGCGCCCGTCGTGACCGGCGGCGGTCGCCGCCGGCGCGGCGGGGAACGCGCCCTGCGGCACCGCCAGCGGGGGCGGGGCGTAGCTCGGCTGCGGGGCGAAGCCGGCGGGCGCCGTGTGGCGGCCCATCAGCTGGGCGTAGTCCCGGTGGTCCGGCGTCAGCGCACCGCGGATCTCGTTCTTCTCCTCCCCACCGGCGTCGGTGCCGACATCGATTCTGGCGACGAACTCGAGGCCGTCGAGGTCGGCAAAGCCGGAGATGCGCCGCGCGGCCTGCGCTTGGGGCGAGACATCCTTGTCGGAGATGCCGCGCGCAGAGTTCAGCATCCCGCGGACCAGGCTGCGGCCCATGTTCGCCCAGTCCGGGCCCTTCGGGCTGTAGAGACCGATGAGCGAGAAGATCTTGCGGTTGGCGTAGGGCCCTCCAGCACGGTGAACTCGCCGTTGAGGTAGACCGCGCCAGTGCTGCCGCGCGTCGCGAAGCCGCCGGTCCAGCCCTGGCCCGGATCGTCGAAGCCGCCCGGGCGGACGGTCAGCCGCACCTTGGCGACCGTGCCCTTCGGGATGAGGTTCGGGTTCGACTTCGCGTCGTTGTAGTCGTTCCAGGCAGGCATGCGGGATCTCCTCGGATCAGCTGGAGGTGTCGGTGGAGGGGGCGGCCGCGGCTGGCAGCGCGGGGGCGGAGGGGAGCGGGGCGCCGGTCACCTTCGCGAAAAGCCGCGCGAGGTCGGGCGGCTCCAGCAGATCGAGCCGGCCGCTGCGGTCCTTTGCCGGGTAGCCCCAAGGATTCATCGTCTGGCAGACAAGGGCCCGGAACGGCTGGCCGCCCTGGTCCTTGATCTCCGCGAGCGTCAGGACCTCGTCGACGATCCCGGGCAGCTCGAGGCCCGTCTTGCTGCCCTCGATCTGCAGGCTGAAGGTCTTGCGGTTGAAGTCGAGCCGCTCATCGAGGATCCCGACGAAGACGACGTTCCGGCCGCGCGCGTGCTGCAGATGCGTCAGCCAGGCGATCATCTCGCGCCCATGAAGGCCGTAGGCGCCGCGGACATCCGGCTTGCCGGTGCGCTCGGAGAACGCCTCGGGCTGGCCGCGGCACCACTGGAAGCAGAGGCGGCCGGCGACGGTGATGCTGTCGATGAACAGCGTCCGGAAGCGATCCATCCGGGTGGGATCGCCGTAGGCCTGCAGGACGCGCGCATGCTGCGCAGTCGAGTAGGGCTGCTCGTCGCGCAGGGCGGGATTCGGGCCGGCGAGGAACAGCGCGATGTCGCGGCATTCCTCCCAGGTCCGCGGCCGAAGCGACGAGCCGGGCCAGTTCTGGACAGCGAGGTCGCCCGCCTCGAGGTCGACGAAGAGCGTGCTGAGCGGACAAGCGGTGTTCAGCAGGTAGGTCTTGCCGGAGCCGGGCTTGCCGAGGATGGCGGCCTTGACGCCGCGCTCCTCCGCCAGCCGCTCCTCGGCGGTGATGATGCGCAGCGCCATCAGCGCACCTCCCCGCCGGGGGCTGGCGACGCCGTGCTTCCATTGCGCAGCTCGCGGTCCGTGCAGATGCTCAGGCGGTGGCTGGCACGGCCCGGGCGGACGGTGCGGGCCGGCTCGAAGGCGGCGCGGATGCGCTCGGGCCAGGCCGCGTAGGAGCGCTCCGAGACCCTGAGGGAGACCTCGACGTACTCGGCCGGGTCCTCACCGCCGGCGCGGATCCCCTCCGCCAGCGCGGCGAGGCGCCGCTGGTCCCATTCGACCCGCTTCGGGAGCTCGACTACGACCTCGACGGCGCCGTCCTGGAAGCGGACGATCCCGGTGTCCTTGCCGGCGGCGGCGCGGGCTCCGACCGCGCGCTGCTCGTAGCGGAGCGCGATGGCGCCCTCGATCCAGTCCTGTGCGCGCTTCGCGGCGTCGAGGCCGGCGCGCGCTCCTCCTGCAGGAGGGCGAGGTGCTCGGCCGGCAGCGCGAGGATCTCGGACACCGGCATGCGACGCGCGGCGTCGAGCGTCGGGCGGTTGGTCGGGATCGTGTGCATCAGGCGGCCTCCACCAGGAGGACCGCGGCCGGCGCGGGGGTGGGCGCGGCGGCTGGGGTCCGGGCCTCCGCCGAGACCGCCACCGCGAGCACGGGCAGGCGGAGCGTCCGGCGGATGTCGACCGGGATGGAGATGGGCGCGATCTGGCGCAGCACGTGGCGGCGGATCACGTCGGGGGTGGACACCCGCGGCGTCGCACCAGGCCTCACGGGAGGTCGCCCAGCCCGGCGCGGCGTCGAGCAGGAAGCGCACCGCCTCCTCGCGGTCGCGCGGCTTCAGCCCCACGGTGAAGCCGCGTCGCGGCCCGGCCGGCGTCGCGATGACGCGCGGGCGGGCGAGGCGGTCGTCGGGCGTCAGGGCATCCTCGATCGCGCGGTGGATGACCGCGGCGGCGAGATCGACTTCGGGAATCGGCGGACGAGCGGACAGCACGGGGCGATGCTCCGGGACGGGCGATGGCGGCGGGTTGTCGGGAGAGGAGGGAGGGGGCGACGGCTATCCGTCGTCGGCCTGGGCCTCGGGCGGCGCGCCGACGAGGTCGGCGGCGGTGAGCGCGATGCCCTCCGCGGAGGCGAGCTCCAGGACGCGGCGGTGGTGGCGGGCGGGGATCAGCCCGTCGCTGCCACCGCGGGACTTCGGCAGCGCCCAGCGGTGCACGGCGCTGCGGTCAAGGCCGAGGCGGCGCGCGAGCGGGCCGGAGCCGCCGAAACGGGCGAGGACGGTGGCGGCGGGGTCGACGAGCGGCATGGCCGGATGGGTAATGCGCGCCGCATCGCAGGCGCAATGCACTATCCTCCGGAGATTGCGATTCAGATCGTCGTATTGCGGATTACGCAATGCGAAGCCTTGGCGCCCGCGGAATCGCAGGCTAGAGAGGCTCGCGACGGTTCCCTCGGAGACACGACCATGACCCAGCGATCGGCGAGCCCCGCCGCGAATCGGCAAACGAATCGGGCGGACCGGCCATGCTGACCGTCGAGCAGATCCGCGAGGGCCTGGCGCGGCCGGGCAAGACGCAGCGGGGCCTGGCCGCCGCGCTCGGCGTGGACAACAGCCAGGTCAGCCGGCTCCTGACCGGGAAGCGGGCGCTGCGCGCCCACGAGGTGCCGCTGATCCTCGCCTACCTCGAATCGGACGGCGCGGCTTCCGAGGGGCGCGGCAAGAGCCCGGGGCCGGAGCTTGTGCAGATCGGCGGCGACCGCTTCGCCATGCTCCCGGTCTACGACGCGGCTGCCTCCGCCGGGCCGGGGCTCGAAGCAGAGGACGGCGCGCCGATCTACCGTGTGGCGTTCCGCGCGGACTGGCTGAAGCGGGTCACGCGGTCCGACCTGTCGCAGCTGGCAGTGATCGCGGTCGACGGCGATTCAATGGATCCCACCCTCCGCCAGGGCGACAACGTGCTGGTCGACCTGTCGCAGACCCGCCCCGGCCGGAAGGACGGCATCTACGTGCTGCGGACCGACGGCGGCCTGCAGGTGAAGCGCGTGGTGGTGCACCCCACCACCGGGCGGGTGACGATCATCTCCGACAATAGGGAGCACTACCCGACCTTCGCCGACCTCCCGCCCGAGGGCATCGCGGTGCTCGGCCGGGTCATCTGGCTCGGGCGCCAGATCGGGATGTAGCCACTGGCGCCCCGGGACCACATCGCGAGCGCAATTCAGTGCATTGCGGTCCGTGCGCCGCGCCTGCCATTAGCGGTGCGTGCCGAGCCCCTTGTCCTCCCCCACCAACGCCCACCTCCCGCCGCACCTCCGCGAGGTATGCGACCTGCTCGCCCGTGGGCTTCTGCGGCTGCGCAGCCGCGCTGCCGAGGAAGCCGCGCGCGAGGCCACTAGCGACGGAGAGCGGTTGCTACACTTCCCGGCCGCCCAGCGCCGTCATGCGAACCCGACCACTCGGAGAAACGCATGACGAGGAAGACCCGGAAGGCCTCGGCGCAGAAGCCGACCTTCGTCGCACCCTGCATCCCTCCCACCGACGTGCTGGGCCGCCTGGCCTCCCTGAAGACCGCCCCCACGGCTGACCTGAAGCAGCAGTGGCGGGAGCTCTTCGGCGCCGAGCCGCCGCCCTACAACCGGCGCTTCCTGGAGAGCCGGCTCGCCTACCGGATCCAGGAGCTCGCCGATGGCGGGCTGAAGCCGGAGACGCTGGCGCGGCTCGAGGCGCTCGGCGAGCAGCTCGACGGCGGGAAGGTCACCGTCCGGCGCAAGCGCGGCGACGACAAGCCGATTGCCGGCACGCAGCTGATCCGCGAGTACCGGGGCGTCGAGTACGTGGTGACCGTCACGCGGACCGGCTACGAGTACGGGGGCCGCCCCTACCAGTCGCTCTCCGCCATCGCCCGCGCCATTACCGGCACGCGCTGGAACGGGCGGGTGTTCTTCGGGCTGCGCCCGAGCCGGAGCGCGGCATGAAGCGCGACGCGAAGCCGCCCGGCGCCGTGCCGGCGACCGTGCGGAAGCTGCGCTGCGCGGTCTACACCCGAAAGTCGAGCGAGGAAGGCCTCGACATGGAGTTCAACTCCCTCGACGCGCAGCGCGAGGCCTGTGAGGCCTACATCGCCAGCCAGCGGGCCGAGGGTTGGGTGCTGGTCCGCGACCGCTACGACGACGGCGGCGTGTCCGGCGGCACCCTCGAGCGCCCCGTCCTGAAGCGCCTGGTCGCCGACATCCGGGAAGGGCTGATCGACGTGGTGGTGGTCTACAAGATCGACCGCCTGAGCCGGTCGCTGGTCGATTTCACGAAGCTGGTCGAGGTGTTCGACGCGAACGGGGTGACCTTCGTCTCGGTGACTCAATCCTTCAACACGACGACCAGCATGGGACGGCTGACGCTGAACATCCTGCTGTCGTTCGCGCAGTTCGAGCGCGAGGTCATCGGCGAGCGCATCCGCGACAAGGTCGCAGCCTCGCGCAAGCGTGGCATGTGGATGGGCGGCTTCGTGCCGCTCGGCTACGACGTGCGCGAGCGGAAGCTGGTCGTGAACGACGCCGAGGCCGCGCTGGTGCGGCGGATCTTCCAGGGGTTCATTGAGGTGGAATCCTGCACGAAGCTGGTGCAGGCGCTGCGCGCCGAGGGCGCGACCACGAAGCGGGGCCGCCCGCTCACCAAGAGCGATGTCTACCGGATCCTCAGCAACCGCGTGTACCTGGGCGAGGCGGTGCACAAGGGCACGGCCTATCCGGGCGAGCACGACGCCATCGTCAGCCAGGCGCAGTGGGACGCAGTGCACGCGGTCCTGCAGGTCAGCCCGCGGGTGCGGGTCAACCGGACGCGGAATACCACCGCGCCGCTGCTGCGCGGGCTGATCTTCGACAGCGACGGCCGCGCCATGTCGCCGAGCCACAGCCGCGGCAGGGGCGGGCAGATGTACCGCTACTATGTCAGCCAGGCCGTGCTGAAGGGGGGCGCGACGGAGCGGCCGGCGATCGCGCGGCTGCCGGCTGGCGAGATCGAGGCGGCGGTGGTCGCCCAGGTTCACGCGCTACTGCGCCAGCCCGAGATCGTGGTCGGCACCTGGCGGGCGGCGCGGGCGACAGCGCCCGACGTGACCGAGCAGGAGGTGCTGCTGGCGCTGGAGCGGATCGAGCCCCTCTGGGACGAGCTCTTCCCCGCCGAGCGAGTGCGGATCGTGCGGCTGCTGGTGGACCGGGTCGACGTCCGGGCAGACGGCGCCGCGGTGCGGCTGCGGCTGAACGGGCTCGGCACCCTGGTGAGGGACCTTGCTGCCCAGGCGCCCGAGGCCGGGAGGGCGGCGGCATGAGCGAAGCGGCCCAGACCCTGACCGTGGTCATCCCGCTCTCGGTGAAGCCGCGGGCTGGGCGGAAGGCGATGGTGACGCCCGGCGTGCTGGCGCTGGAGCGCCGGCAGGACATCACCCTCATCAAGGCGGTGGCGCGGGCGTTCCGCTGGCGCCGGATGCTGGAGACCGGGCGCTACGCCACGATCAGCGAGTTGGCCGCGGCAGAGAAGATCAACTCGTCCTACGTCTCCCGCGTGCTGCGGCTGACGCTGCTCGCGCCGGACATCGTCGAGGCGATCCTGGACGGGCGGCAGCCGGAGGGAATGACGCTGCCGGCGATCATGAAGCCGTTTCCGGTGGAGTGAGTGAAGCA